GATTCGCCCTTCGCCGCAACCGCGTTGGCGGTGTCGGCCACGGTCTGCGAATCATTGGCGACGCTAGCCGCCAACGTGTTGGCGTTCGACGCGAGGATATTAAGGTCGGACTGGGTGGCGGTCGCGGAATCCGCGGAGGACCGGGCGCTCAGCATGGCGTTCTTCGCCAGCATGGCGTTCGTTTGAGCTTCGGCCGTGATGGACTCCAGCGTGCTCAAGGCCGCAGCGGCCTTCGCGACGCTGGCGGTCTCGTTGAAGAACACCAGCTCGTCCGGGTATTGTGCGGAAAGCGTCTCCGCCTCCGACTGGGTGGACGCCCTGCGAACCTTCAGCAGTTGGGAGCCTGTCATGTCCTTCGGTACGAACGTGGCGGCGTCAACCTCCACAAGGTCAGCGTACTCGACCCTGGCCTGGGAGTCCGGCACTTCGACGTAACGCGTGTACGCCTGCGGCGAATCAGCCAACTCCACGACCTGCCACACAAACGCAGGAGTCGTAGGCAGCAGGTCAACCGTCAGCTCACCCGTTTCGGACAGATTCGCGTCGAACGAGGCCGCGATAATAAGATTCTTCGCCGCGTCGAAGTGACGACGCACCGGGCGGAACCGCAGCGTACCGGTCACAGGGTCCAAGCCGCCCGTCTTCGGCTTCCTAATGGAAATATGGATTTGGGTCATTACTGTTCCTCCTTATTGGATTCGATTGTTTCGGGGGCCACGTCCGGGCGAAGCTCGTCCGGCAGCGATGGCTTGGGATGACGTTTCAAAAACTCGGGTTCCGTCACTTCGCAGAACGATTGCAGCCAATGGAACAGGCCACGCACATAGGCCACGATCTTGAAATACTTGCGTTGCACCTCCTCCAAATGCTGGATTTGGGTCTCCTGAAAAGCGACCTGCTCACGCAACGGGTCGATGATGCTTTCCGTGAGAATCTTCACGGCCTTGTCGGCCGCGTCGGCGGTGATGCCGTCGATATCGGCCTCGGTTTTCCTGCTGTTCGACCACGCGCCGACCAGTCCGCCGATGCCGCCACCGCCGAGGAGCGCGAGAATCAACGCGCTCCAAAACTCGGCGCTTGAAAACAGGTCATGAAAAGGGGACATTCAGTGTCCTTTCGAATATGGGAAAGCCCCACACGATATGGTGTGAGGCTAAGTCAACTGACTATCGTCAGGCGTTACGTATTATGCTTACAACAAACGGCAAGGCGGGACACGTCCACTTCACGCCATACGCAACCGCGCATAACGCAAAACACCTTCAACCCCTAACGATGCGTCACGCCAACGCAGACTATTACCAGACGAATCATTGCCGACAATGGAAACCGTGCCCCAATGAAACGTCGTGAGCTTCACCGTGTACGAGCCGTAAGGCAACCGCACAGAACCGGAAGCAACCCACCTCAACGTGCCGCCGTTCTTCTGCGGCGACGTGGAACACCAATACGCTTTACGCTCACCGTTCGCGTCCAAGAAGTCGAACGCCATACTGTATTCGCCGGTACCGCTGATCGCGGCCGCAACCTCGCACAGGATAAGCCCCCCGCAAGTAACAGTCGCAGTCTTCTCAAGATAACCACTCTTAGGCTCAGTCCCAGGGGTACCACTCCACGTGCTCGACCACTCAAACAAGGGGGAGTATCCGCACCCCGGACGCGCAAGGATGCCGGTGACGATGGCGACTTTCGCGTAGGTTTCCACCACGCACCTGTCACCGGCTCGGGCTCCCACACAATCCGTGGTCATCTGCAATCCCATGAGCGTGCCGCCGCTCATATCCACGTCAGCGGTCCAATACCCTCCTGTGTCGTACACCGTGTTGATGGTGCCGATGCGCGTGATGGTGGCTTCCGCCCCCACTTGGGAGGGCATGATTTCGGCCAGACGATTGCCGGCCCTTATCAGGTTCGACTGCATTTATGCCTTCACTGTTGTTGGTTCGCTTGGACGCTGGAAGGTACGGGCCTCGCATTCGATGGGAATACCGGCCTCCAAAGTGATATTCTGCGCGCGTATCGCAAACCTGCCGGAAACCGAGCCGGTCGGATACTCCAAGTCCACCACGTCGGTCAGATTCAAAGGAGCGTACACGTGCGTGAACGTGACCCTGTGAATCACGGATTGTTCGGTGCGTAGCAGTTCCAACGCCTTGTCCGAGGCGAGTTTCCTGCCTTGCTCGTCGGTAGTCACCTCGTCGGGGATGCTGGAATACTCGTAGGCGTGAGCCACCCTGCGGCCACGGCTGACAGTGCTGAACTCCGAAGCCGGGTCATCGTCAATCGCGGTCGAAACGTATTCCTTGTCCGTGTTGTAGTAGGTGACCTTCACCACGTTCGCCACCTCACGCAGGTCGCGTTCGTCGGTCATGGTGGTGAGGAACGTGGCGTTCGCACCCTCCTGAAACGTCCATTTCGGCTGGCGTTTGCCCGGCTCCACATACTTCTCCAATATGACGCGCCCGTACTCGTCGGTTCTCGCACTGGAGTATCCGGCCAAATCCAAGAGATCGTTCACCGCGTCAAGCTTGGTGCTGCCCTTGTCCTTGTCCTTATCGGACCTCAAACCGAACGTCCAATTATCCTTCAGCGTGTAATTGCCGGGATTGTAGGCCGCGACCTGAAGCCCGCATCCCTTGAGGATGTCGGCGGCGGCGGTCACGGCCTTCTTGCCCTTGCCTATCGTTATCGGCGACTCGAACATGTCGTCATCGACTTCTTGCAGCAGCCCGTACAAATCCAGTTGGCTGGAAGATTCCTTGCCGTTCACGCTGCGCTTGGGGATGTTGGGAAGGAACGTGCCCAACGGCACACTTGCCGTGGAACCGTCATGCCACGTGCAGTCGGCCCATATCCGTAGCCGGTCGGTGCCCAGGTCGGTCGCCCCCTCCACGGTCAGGGAACCGGATTCGCAGATATTGGTGTCCTGGTTGCGTTCGATGCTGCCCCCGGATATCACCCAATCCAACCGTCCGGTCTCCAAACCCGTGTTCCTGTTGACTCGCATCACACGGTAGGCGACCTTGAAAGGCTTGCTCCAATCACTCATAGGACGGGCTCCTCCCATGTCAATTGGGTCAGGTCGGCGGAATAGCTGATGTTCTTCTTGTCCGCGATGTCAACGCTCACGGACTGTTCCGCCTTCACGTAGACACGCAGGCCGGAAGGCTCCCGATACCATGCGTAAGGGTATCCGTCAGCCAACGAGAGTATCCGCAGCCACAACGCTTGGTCCCACTCCCATACGCCGGTGACGCTCACCGTGGAATCCAACTGGTCCAATTCGTAGCTGGAAGGCAGAGCATTCGCCCCGTCGCCCCGCGCGAAATGAAACTCGCTGGTCGAATGGGAACGCTTATGAGACACCGTGTTGTTATAGCCGAGCAATAACGTCTGACCTGCATCCGTGCCGAAGTTCAACACTCCGAACCCGGATTCGATGCGCGCGTCCACCATGCGTGCGATGGTCGTGCCCATAGCCGAATACGCGACCACCCTGTAATGGAAGTCGGTGTTCAACGGGGGAATGGGGTCCACGGCCAACTGCTGGTCCAACAGGTTCGAGGCGATAAGCACCTCCGAACCGTCAGGCATGACACGGATGACGGATGCGCTGACCGTCTCCGACTGGCCTTCCTCCGGCACGCCGAACGACACGATGACCAACGCCGCGTAATCATTGTTCGACTCTATCGCGGCCATCGGCTCGGCCGGGTCCGGCCAGTCCACGTCCCTCACGACGCTCGTGCTGGATTCCAAGCCGGAACCGCCGCGCACCACGAGCGTGATGGTCAACGTCGAATTGTTGTTCGGCAGATACTGGCTTGCGCCGATGCTCAGGCTTCGCGTGGAACCGTCCATCGTCTTCCGGTATTTCTCCACGCCGTCCGACTGGATGATGAGCGTCTGCGAGCTGACGCCCGTATCGTCCGCCACGGTCCACGCCACGGTGAACGGTGTCGCCGTAATGGTGCCGGAAGGCTTGTTGATGCTGATGTTCGGATATTTCGCGACCGTGAAGGTCACGTAGTTCGACCATGCGCCCCAGTCGGCGTGGATGCCCTTGGTGCGCACGCGAATCCTATACGAGCCGCAGCTTTTGGGCGTGCGCTGATAACTGGTGTTCGTGGTCTGCTCTTCGATGACCGTAACGTCCGAGGGGGCGGTGACCTCCACCTGCGCGGCGGATTGGGCGGAACCGTCAGGATGATTCGGTTTCCAAGCGACCGTCATCGGCTGATTGACAACATACGCGCCGTTCTGCGTCGGGTTCAGAATCGTCGGCGCGGAAGGGGCCACGGCCGTCTGGATAGTGTTGCTGTACGTCCAGTCGGAGAAGAGCGTGGTCTTGGAGTTGTCATCGCCGTAGACAGGTCTTCCCACTAACGCCGCGTACTGGACTTGGCCCGCAGGAGCTGCGGTGTCGGTCCACGTGACGTTCTGGATTCCGTTTATGTCGGGAAGCCAGCCTTCGGCCGTCGCACCGGGGGTGCCTCCGGTTATGTCGGCCCATTCGCCGCCGTTCACCCTGCGCCGCAGTCTGATGCCATGCACATACGATTTCGACGCATCCACGGTCACGCGCACGGACTGTTCGGACAGTTTCACCGCGTTCACCGCCACGGGGGCGGCCGGCGTCGTGTAGATGTAGCCCGAGTACACATGGTCGGACACTCCGCCAGGGTTCTGGGCCGCGACACGGAACTGGTATCGGGCGTTCGCCTTCAACCCCGTGTACGAATAGTTCAAGGCGTCCCAGTTCAACGCCTTGACCAGACCCCACGCGCCTTGTGTGCCGCCGTTCAAGCCGACGCACTGGTCTGCGTAGATCTGCTTCCAATATTTTCGCGCCGCATTATCATAGTTCGACTGCCATGCGGCCTTCACGCTTGAATCATTGACCCGCGTCCATGATACGTTCTTCGGCGGGTTCGGTTTCGCATACGTGATGCCGGGAACCGTGAGGTTCACATGCGCTTCCGACCGTCCCGGCAAACCATATGGGATGTTCAGGAACGCGCGGCAGGAGAACGTCTGCGCGGACTCCTGCTTCGTGACGGTCACTTGCTGGGTGTGTAAATCCACGTCGCCGTTGAAGGACCGGTAGCCGAAGTTCACCGTGTTCGTGCTCGTGCTCACGCCATTGACCCAAGCGCCACCGGACACGGCATCGGACGCCACCCAGCGCGACGGGTCGGTGCGACGGTAGATGATGTGCACGCCTATGACGGCCTGTGTCGCGTTCTGCGAGACGATATCGGCTTGTACGCAGCAACGCCAGCCGCCGCCGATGATATTGCCGGCACCTTCAACCATGACAAACCTTTCTTGACGATGTTAGGAAACAGGAGGAAACCGTTGCAAGCTGAAACAAACTGGCTTGCAACGGTTCTCTGACGGTCAGCGCGGACGCATGTTGCGTTTCCGGGTGGCGGAAGCGACAAGGGTTTCCACCGCGTCGGCTATCCTCCGGTCGGAGGACTCCACGCCGTTGATAGTCACCGTGTTGTTCGTCGTGTTCCCCGTATTCGCGGGAAGTTCGACCTTTATCACCGGGTTGACTTCGACATTCCACGAGCCGTTCGCCGTGGATACGCGGCCACCGGTCGCATACGCCTGAGACTTCCTGCGAGCGTTCAACGCGAACGCGGACGGTTGCATGGCTTTCTCCACACTGCCGACCGCGTTCAACGTGTTCAGGAAACTCCTGCCATACACGGCGTCAATCTTCTTGACGGCTGCGGCACGAAGCACCATCTCACCATTGGACAGCATCGCCGGAATCGAATCGGAAGTGGAAGTACCGGGACCATAGATACGACCACCGGTAGCATGACCGCCACCCCCGGATATCGTGTCGATGAAAGCCGTCCATGTGCGACCAGCGATTGACCGCAGAGTGGATAGCAGGTTCGACGCGACATCCAAAGCGTTGCCCATCGCATTCAACGTCGTGGAATGATAGGTGGGCACCTTGCCGATCATGCTTCGTGCCGTTCCGGCAAACGATGGCGTATTGCCGAGACCCGTAAACATGGACAACCACTGCTGAGGAATATTCCGAACCGCATTATTGGCGATGTTGGAAAACAGCGTCGTATTGCCGGAACCAGTCAATATAGACTGCCACTGCTGAGGAATGCTCTCAACGGCGTTCTTCGCGATACCGGATGGGCCACTGGTGCCATCAAGTCCGAACAGCCACGACCACCATTCATGGGGAACACTGAACACGTTCGCCTTAGCGGACTCGGTGCCCTCGCTGGTGTTATCGACGGCGCTGACGAGAATATTATTCTCAGCGAGCTTTTCACCATCGGACTCCCTATAGGAGGCGAGTTTCACCTGAGCGTCATCATCGTTGGCGTCGATGTTGAAGCTGACGCCCTTGGCGGCGGGAACCTTATTCTTCTCCACGTCCTTTATCTTGCCGGAAGCGTGGTCGATACAGTCGAGAATCCACTGTATCTGCTCGTCGGTCAGGTTCAGATAGCCGAGCTCGTCCCTGACCTTCTGCATGCGCTCCTCAGCGTTGCCCTCACCTGAGAACAGCCACTTGTAGGCTTTCTTGGACATGCCGAGAGCAAGAAGATTCTCCTTGACCTCGCCTGTCTCCCAGCGAGCATTGCCCTTCGCGTTCAACAGCAATGTGAGGTCCCTCTCGGACAAGTCGCCTTTCATCAGCTGCTCAACAAGACTGAGAACACCGTCCAACGTGGTGACCACTCCAGCTTCACGTAGCCGGATAACGATCTCTTTCTCACCATCGGTCAGACCGGATATGCCCTGCACGAGCTTATCCACCGCATCTTGGGCGATTTCCGAATGAGCGGTGATCGTGGTACCCACATCAGAGGGAATCAGACCAAGCGAATCAGCGTACCTTTCAGCAGCTTCCTCACTCATGCCAGCGGCCTGAGCCTGCTGCACGATGGCCTCACGCGCCTCATAAATGGAGTTTGCGGCCTTCTGCGTGTACTCCTCCACCTGACCGTTCTTCTCACCATAGGAGAGAAGCTGATGGGCGGACAGCAACGCGGTAGCGGCCACATCCTTCATCGCCTTGTCGGTGCGCACATAGGCGGCGTTGTTGGCGTCAGCCAGTTCGCCGTTTTCCTTGAACGCCTGACCGTTCGCCTTGACCGTCGTGGCGAGCGAGCTGAGCTTGTCGGACAGCGCGGAGGAGGAATCGGAGATCTGTTCGAGGGAACGCAGATATTTCATCTGCTCCTTGACGGATTTCTCCAAGCCTTCCTTGTGCTGCTTCTTCAACGCCTGCAACAGCGTGTCGGCGGCGATGGCGGCATCGGTCTGCTTCTCGACCATCATGCCGTACTGGTCGCTGGCCTTGTATGTCTCCTTGCTTTGCGCCTCCAACTGTTTGACGAGCTTCTTGTAGCCGGCCTCGTTGCCGCTGACCGCATCGGTCAGCGTACTGGTATTGATGCCCAGACGTTTGGCCGCGTCGGCTGCGGACGTGTAGCCGCCGCTGACCTTGACGAGCCATTCAGTGACCGCGCCGCCACCGTCCTTGCCGAACAGGAGCGACGGGTCATCCCACTGTTTCGTGGTCTCCGACTTGAAATCGTTGAACGCGTCCGCCGCCTCCTTGGCGTTGGACTTGATGCCCTTCATGCCGTCGATGACCTTGTCCATCGCCTGCTTGGATGCTTCCGCCTTCGTCGTGTAGTCGGATATCGCATTGCCGATGACGGCGATGCCCGCGCTGATTCCCAGACCGGCAACCGTCGTCCAGCCGCCGAACGCATCCCACAGGTTCTTCACGCCGGTCTTCAACGAACCGAACCTGCCGGACTGCTGTTCGGCCTGCTCCCCGGCCGAACGGATGGAGGCGATGGCCTGACCGTTCGCACCGACCAAGCCGCCCATGTCCTTGGAAGTCTCCTTGGCAGCGTTCCCCGGAAGGAGCAGCTTCTTCGAGTTAGCTTCCGCCGCCATGCCGAGGGAATTGACCTCGCTGATGGCACCGGACAGAATACCCGCATAATTGCCAGAACGCAACTGGTTCATCGCCTTAATCAGGGTGCCCATTTTCACGGACGCCTGTTCGGCGCTCAAACCCAGTTCGCTGAGCATCTTCTGGTATCGCATCGTGGACTGGATGTTCTGCAACATGCCGGTCTTCAACGACTCGAACGCCGTCTTGCCCGCACGACCGAACGTGGCCCACAATGTGATGATGCTTTTCACCGGCCCCGGCAACGAGTCGAACGCTTGGGCCACGCCGGTGGCACCCTTGGCGATGGTGCTGATAAGCGGGCTCACGGTACGCAAAGCGGACGCGAACGTGCCGCCGAACGTGCGCGACAACTGGCCCACCATGCTCGCCAAATCGGAGAACATGGGGCCCGCGTCACCCACCGCGTCAAACACCTGGCTGAACCCGTCGCGGACACCGGAACTGAAATCGCGGATTCCACCACCGGACTGCTGCAACACGCGACTCAACCCAGTGATGCCCTCGCCTACGATCTGGCCCGCGTCACCGAACACCGCGCGAGTGGTGTCCTTCAACGAGTACGCGGCGTCGCCAATATCCTTGAAAGCGTTGCGCATCTTGTCCTGCGCGTCCTGCGCACCAGCGCTCCAAGCCTCCAAAGTCTCTTGGAACTTGATGGTGTGAACGGCCTTGTTGGCTTTCTCCAAAGCCTCGGAAAAACCTTGGATACCGTTCTCGGTCTTCGCCAGAGTACCCAACGTGCCCTCAAACACGCCTATCAGGTCGAACACGGACGATTTCAGATAGCCGCCCTGTTCGATGGCCTTTTCCATCGCCTTAGAGACTTGACCGGTACGTTCGGCGGTATCCACCCAGTTCGCCCACTTCTCGGCCACGTCGGAAATGTAGGAGGCCATGCGGGGCAGATACTGGCTGGACTGGTCGCCCAAGCCGAGGAACGCGCGGGCCAGTGACTGCAAGCCAGGGTTCAGTTCGGACACCGCGAGACGAGTGTTCTCGAAGATACGCGGTAGTTGGTCGGCCTCGTTCGACTGGCGCACCACGTCGATAAGCCCGTTGAGCACCTTGCCTTCCTCGACGGCGATACCGTTCAAACCCTTGGACAGTGAGGGGGCCACGTCGTTGGCGAGACGGTACAGGTTATCCCCGTACTCGTTCCAAGCGTTGTCGCCCAACTCCTTGTTCAGGTTCGCCAGCGAGGTCTTGGTAACATCGAACTTTTCCTTCAAATCACCGAACACCCGGTAGCCCACGTAGCCTGCGGACGCCAGACCAGCCAACGCGGCGGGAGCGGCCAACGCGGCCTTGCTCATGGACACGAGGCTGACGCCGACACCGCCCGCAGTGCGTCCCAGGTTCAGGAGTCCGGCACCCAACGCGGTGACGCCGGCACCGAGAATCGACCACTTGGGAACCACCTTGTCGAGCTTGTCGAACAGGTTCACAAGACTGTCGAACTGGTTCTGCACGCCCTTCAAACCGGTCGCACCACTGGTCATGCCGGAGAAAATCTTGCCAAGGTCAGTGCCCTTGAAATTAGCGAAGATGTCGATGGTGCGGGGGCGGGTGAAGTAGGCGAGATGGGCTCGGGCCAACGCGGTCTCCAAGTCCAAATCCATCTTCAGCTCGTCGTTCTTGTCCTCGAATTTCTTCAGCTTCTCCTCGGCGCGATGCATTTGCAGGTCGAGGTCGGCTTCAAGCTCCCAACGACGTTCGGGATTGGCTTTGATCTTGGCGGCGGTCTCACGCATCGACGCGATGATTCGTTCCTGATCGACCTGCCAGTCCACGGGAATGTCGAGGCGCGTATGACGCAGCTTCTCCAACCGGGCTTCGAGCTTGTCGGCGTTGTCCTCCCACACCTTGACGCGGACGTTGACCTCATGCTCCCGGTCGAGTTTGGCGCGCAGCTTCTCCGCGTCATACATCAGTTCCGCGTATTTTTTGTCCCATTGGGTCTTATCCAATGTGGCTTTGGCGGTGATCGGCTTGCGGGATGCGAAGTCGCGCAGCTTCTTCAGCTGGTCGAAGGTATTGTTGAGCTCCTTGCCGAGGTTCTTGTCGATGCCCATGGGCTTGAACTTCTGGAACGCGGCGGAAAGCGCGTTGATCTGGGTCTCCTGCTCGTCGAACAGGCTGGTCAGTTCGCGGGCGGTCTTGCGCTGCTTGTCCATCGTGCGGCGCGAATCGTTCTGTACCGCGTTGAGGCGTTTGACGCTGGTTCCCGTGTCTTCGAACACCTCGGCCAACGCCTTCTGGCCGGCCGTGAGCTTCGACAGCTGCTGGAGCTGCCTGCGGTTCAGCTTCTCGGACTTCTCCTCAAGGTCGAGAATCTTGTTCAGGCCGGAGAACAGCCGGTCGTTCTCACGGTTGAAGTCTTTGAGCCGCGCCTTGCGCATGAGCTCGGCGTCCGAATACTTGGAGATGGCGTCGGTCGCCTTCTCCCACTTCTTGGTGTTGGAGTCGATAAGACGCTGCTGTGCCGCTACCTTGTTGTCGAAATCGGCGGAGAAGAGCTTGTTCTGCGCCTTCTTGTTCTCCGCTATCTCCTTGCCTACCGCCTTCAGGTCGGCTTTCAGGCCCTTGAGCTGTTCGCGCAGCTCGGGGATGCGACTGTTCTTGTACCAGTTCGCGGTGTCGATGTTCCCGGCCTCGCGCAGTTCCTTCATCTTCTTGATGGACCAGTCAAGGGTCTTACTGACATCGGCTTGGCTGCGGGTCAACTGCTCCTGACGTTTGTGCCCGTTCTCGATGGCCTCCGCGTACATGTCGTAGGCGGCGTGCTCGTCCTTGACGAGCATGGTCTGCCTGCGGGATGCGGCCGTGGCCTCCTTGTCGTAGAGGGCGCGTGCCGAACGCATGCGGGAGAGACTGTCCTGAAGACTGTCGGCCACGGATTTCTGCGACTTCTTGACGAACGCCTCCGTCTGGCCGGCGGTCCGCTTGATCTGGTTGGAAAGCCGGTGAATCTTCTCATTGAACGACGTATCGTCCAAGTCGAACCTGCTGGTGACCGGCTTCTTCTCCCACTGCTTCCGCTGGGCCTGCATGGCCTTGTCGATGGCACGCAAGCCGGACGGGTCGCCGTCGATCTTCACCACGTTGGTGAGGGTCTTGCCGTCAAGGTCGCGCATCTGCTCCTTGGCGCGTGCGACGCCCTTCGTGTTCACATCAACGGTGACCTCAGGGTGACGAGAATGCAGTTCCGCGTTGAGAATCTTCCAGAAATTATCGGTGTCCGGGCGAATATCGACGCCGACCGCGCCAGCGGAATACAAGGCCATGAGAAAACCTCCGGGAGGATAAACGAAAACCCCTCGTGGAATGCGAGGGGTTTTCTGCTAGAAACTGTTGCCGCCGAACACGGCACCCAACATGCCCGTGATCTGGGCGAACGACTTGCCCGCCGTGGAGAACGATTTCGGCCCGACCGAATCGGGCTTGACCACGGTGCCGGGCGGATAGACGGGCTGCGGCTTCGACTTCTTGTCGCCCATCATGCGGGCGATCATCACGCGAATCATCTCAAGCTGGTTCGTCATGCTGAGCATCAGCATCTGCGACTGCCCGTAGGTGAGGTAGGAAAGACGCGGCATGCTTTTCGCGTCTTCCCGTGGGAGCGGATGGTGTTCGGCCATCCACGCGCGGTACAGGCTCCCGTCAACGCCCTCCAAACCGTCCAGCAGGTCGCACAGCCATGACGGCTCCATGCGGCCCATACTGGCGGGGAGGTTGATGTTGTAGAAGCGTTGGAAGTCGGCCGAGACCGCTACTCTGCATTCTCCAAACGCGTCTTGGAGGCGCTTGATTTTCCCAGTGCCACCGAATAGAACGTGGTCAGGGACACCAGCAGCACGTACAGGTTCTCCAAGGTGCGGCCACGGGTGAACTCGTCCCACTGCTTCTCGTCGGCCGCGATTTCGCGGTAGAACATGTCCGCGTACTGCACGATCTCGGCCATGAGGATGACGGCTTCGGACTCGTCGTACTTCGGCTTCTTCTTCGGCTTGTCGGCCTCATCGTCGCCGAATAAGCCCATGTCGCCCAGTTTCCCGTTGCGTTCGGAGATGCGCTGCCATGTCACCGAGAACTCGGCGGACTGGGCCACGTTCAGCTCCTGCGGCTTCGCCATGTCGGGCAGTCCCGCGAACAGCGGCTGTTCCTTGAGCTCGTCCCATGTCTCCGGCATCTTCGCGTTGTCGGTCGTGTTCTTAGTGTTCTCTGCCATCATCGGCTCCTATCCGTGGAAAAGAATGATTCTGAAAAGCCCTATCCGTGGAAAGAGGGGGTTCCTTGCCGCGCGGATAGGAGACGCGGCAAGGAAGAGACGGGTCAGACCGTGAAGTCGGACGGCGCGAAGTAGGCGACGGACGTGAACTTGCCGTTCTTGTCATGCGGAAGCACGCTGGATGTCTTGATGTTCGCCTGAGCGGAGAACTCCACGAACGAATCCGTGGAAAGAGCAGGCAGACTGGAGAACGCGATGTCCGAGTTCGGCAGCAGCAGGCCGGCACGGCCGGTCGTGTTCGTGTCGGACCACAGGATGAACAGGGACTTGTTGATGGGGGTCTTCTCCAAGGAGAAGGCCACGCCGGCGCCGGTCATATCGACCGCGTTGTAGAAGGTCTTGAACGTGCCCTTGTCGCCCTGCACCGAATTGAACGTCACAGTGCCGGTGGTCTGGGCGTACTGGGTGCGGAACGCCGCCTTGAGCCAAGTGCTCAACGTGGTGGCGTCGCCGCCGTCCAACGCGAACTCGGGCAGGTTGTCGTTCGACATGTGGCCGAGGTTCGTCCACATGCCGTCGCCCACGCCCACGGTCGCCGCCTCGACGGTGAACTGCTTGAGCAGTGCGGAGGTAATGATGGTCTCGGCCTTCGCCATGAAGATCGTTCCTCGGACGGCGGTCAACACGCCGTCGTCGTGGATGCCGATTTCGTCAGCCATATCGTTTTCCTTTCAAATATGGAAAACCCCGCAGCCGTGTAGGCGTGCGGGGTCTGATTGTGTGATTGATGGTTTTTCAGATAAGGTCAGCCGCGTGGGGACGCGGCCTGTATGCGTTTCGTGGAAGTCCACGCGACGATGCTTTTGGAACTGGTCATGTCGCCGGAAGACCGGGACTCGAAACCGGGATTGTCCACTATCCGCCCGATCTTCCCATAGTCGGTGCCGGGCCGGTAGGGCCATGCGGATATGCAACGGTGCAGCCATCCGCAGATGCGGGCCACCCGTTCCGGGTCACGGCCCAACACCGTCAAAGACAGCGTGTACTGCCATATCCAAGCCTTCAGATTCCAGTCGGGCTGCTCAGGAGCACCGCAATGGTAGAGAATCACGTCATGGGACAACAGGAGCGAATCCGTGGCGGGCGTGACCTCCGGTTGGATGACCGGCCTGAAATCACGGTCCTTCCATTCGACGGCGTCCAGGTAGGCGCGTGTCAGGCCGACCGCATCCAACTGTTCCCTTACGGAAAGGTCGAATATCGTGGGGTCAGACATATTTCGCCTCCGACATGATGAACAATCCCGGCATCCAAGCCAGCGGGCTTTTGATGCCGTACTTGTGTTCCAGCCACCGGTTGAAGTAGCCGAACTCCAAGTGGGAGGCGATCTCGGAACCGTCACGGCCCTTGACGCTCATGATGACGGCGGTGTGCGTGCCGTGAGCGTGAGTGCTGATGTCGATGCGGTCGGCGACGGACGAATGCTTCGCCTTCATGTCGGCCAGCGCCTTGGCTTTCGCTTCGACCTTCTCCGCCACGGGACGGGTGGCTTCGGCTCCGAACAGTATCGCCATGTCACGGTTCAGCACCCTTGCGGGCTTCAAGTTCACGTACCCCATGTGCGGCTCCCCTCGGGCGGGACAGGCGGTTTCAACCCGTTGTCCTCGGTCGCATGGCCGATGCACCTCGCGGTGATGTTCCAATGGTGGGCGGCATCCGAGGCGTGACGCATCTCCATAGGCGGGCCGTCAACCTCGTAACAGGCGTTATCGAGCCAGAACTGCGTGTTGATGTCCCCATGCCATTCCGGCGCGAGAACGATCGCCAACGCATCCTCACGCAGGCCACCGGTCGTTTGCGGCGTGGTGTCCTGCGCCCAGTTCTTGGAAAACGTGCTGTTCTTATTGATTCGAGGCTCGAACGAGCAGTAACAGTAGGAGGCGTCCCCATCCGGCACGGTGCCGGAACCGTAGACGGTTTCGACCGGTTTCATCGGCTGCACCACGATCATGTCGCGGTGCAGAAGGTCATCCGTGATACGAGGCTCCAACTCGGTATCGTCGTACAGGTGCCCGCCGCCGAGTTCATCCAAATCAACACCGTCGTAAAGGTGTCCCAAGTCCAATGTTTCATCGGCCATAGGGCCTCACAATCCGTAGATTCGGCTCAACCCGACACCAATGGTGCCTACGGGGCCGTGTCCCTCCGCGTAACCGTCAAGCAACTGCTTTTCGCGTTTGCTCACATACAGGTTGGGACTGGCATCATAGGCGGGCGGATTAGGCTGGGGGTCATGCTCCTCATACGAATAGTTGCCGTTCGACTCGGATTTGAGCCGGTGCCATCGCATGACGCGAATCACCATCGAGCAGACCACGTAGGCGAACGTGTCCTCGCTCAGGTCGCCCGAATTGAGGCGGGGTTCCGCGTTGCCGGATTCGGTCAACGCTATTTCGGCGGCGATACGGCAACGTGATTTCACCCATTCGTTCGGATAGGCGTCGGCTAGCCCGGGCTGGTCAAGCAGACTGACCTGCATGTGTTTCATCCAGTCGATGCCGTCAACGTTTGCCATGACGGCTCCTACAGGACGTTGGCCTTGAACGTGCTGACGGCATCCTGCAATACGGGCAGCGCGGAGCCGTTGACCCAGATATCGTAGTTGGCCGGAGCCTGATGGGAGAGCATGGCGGCGACAAGACCGTCGTTGACGCTCTTGCTGATCTCATACTCGGAGTTTTGGGCTTCGGCGGTCGGGCCGGAAGCGGTGAAGCCAAGGGTCGGGTCGTTGAACGAGGGAAGCATGACGAACGTGGCATCGGGGATGAGCGTGGTGGTGTCCACGTCCATCTTGAAGCCGCCGTCCAGTTCAAGGTTCTCGTATTCGAGGTCGAGCATACGCACGTCGTTCAGCTGAAGCTGGCTGGCGAGAACGCCCAGCACCTGGTCGCGGGTCAGTCGTGGCTTGGAATGAGCCAAGTCCATGCCGGACACTTCCTGACGGAACTGTTCGTTGACGCGCAATGCGTCGATGACCTTCGACGTGGTGAACGCGGCGTGCGGTGTACGGCCCTTGTTCTTGCGCATGACCTCAATCCAACCCTGAACGTCGGCAATCGGGTCGGAAGTAGCCTGGGACCAGAGAGTGGTCGGAGTCTGATTATGCTGCTTGGCCGGACGGCCGAACGAGTAGACAACGTTCGCGCCGTTCTCGTTGATGGTGATCTTGCCATCCATCATCGCGGAGATGGACTCAAGTTCAAGGGTCACGGCGGCGGTCTGGCCCAGATGCGTGGTCTTGGCTTCGGCCTTGTCGTGGATGAACTGCTTGTCGTTCGCGTGCTTGGCCATATCACGTTCGGTGATGTGGTCCATGCCGGACAGGGGCAGAAGGCCCGTATGCTGTTCGGCGGACTGTTCGACCATCGAAGTGTGGCCGATCTCGGCGTCCAGCGCACGACGCTGCATGGCGTTCGTGGAGAGCGTCGGCAGATTCGGCGTCCAAGAGACGGTCCATTCGCCGTCATTGGACTGGATGGGGAACATGGTGGAGAACGGGAGAATGCCGTTCACGTAATCGAAGCCCGCCTGCGCAACCTCGGTGGCTTCGCTCGGCGGGAAGATTTCCTTGTCCAATGCCATTGGATATTTCCTTTCAGATATGAGAAAACCCGCCACGAGGGGCGGGTTTCAAAGAATCGGTTTAGACGGGGTGTCAGGCGATGGTGATGGTGTTCGACTTGTTGTCGGTGCCGACCCAAGTGCCACCGGTGATGGCACCAGAGGTGCTCTTGGTCAAGGTGATGGACTTCACGCCCACACCAGCGGAACCGGCAGCGCCAGCCGAACCGGACAATGCGGTGACAGCATCATCCTCGACATCGTAGAAGCAGCCGCCCCACTTGGCCTCGTCGGCGGGAACGACCGGCAGCTTGCTCTTGATAATGTCGCCACGGTAGCGAAGGCCCACATAGGTGTCATCGACCTGCCAGCCGGAATAGGTGACGTTCACGGCGACGGCGGACTCCAACAGGCCGGCGATGGCGGTCTGACGGCCATCGGTAGCCTTCGGGTCATACGGGCCGTAAGCGCCCTTGTTGGTGCCGCTCGTGATCTTGGCGAGCGGAATACCGGAACGGATGTAGATGGTCGTGGCTGTCGGGCTGACCCCGGTCAGGTACTTGTTGCGCAGAGTCTCGTCATCGACGTTGAACAGTTCGGGGACGATGGTCACGGAGACCACGCCGCCCGTCTGCTCGCCGAAACGCCACTCATTGTTTTCCTCAACGGTGGTCAGGCCGGTGCCATGCACCATTTCAATAGGAAGCGCCATGAGTATGGCTCCTTTCATTTGGTTTGCTTGTTATGGTTGCGGCGGCGGGCGTTCTGACGGTCCATCGCACGCTTGTAGGCGTCGCCGCGCTTTGGTTTCGGATTGAACTCGCCCTCGGGGTTCTCGGCCTTTCGGCCTACGTTGCGAAGAGCCTCGGCTTCCGGCACCTGAACACGACCGTTCGGCTGAACGCCCAACGGCGAACCGGGTTGGATGGGGTTGAGCTCCGCATAGGACTTGGCGAAGTCCGCGATATCCTCCGGCGTGCCATCACCCTTGTACAGGGCTTCAAACACCTTGTCAGTGACCTGCGGATACGTGCTCTTCGCAATCAGACGCGCGTTGTCGGCACGCACCTGGGCAAGCTCGGCCTGAACCTGCTGCACCTGCTTGAGGTTCGCTTCGGCCTGCTTCTCGTTCTTACGGCTCATCGCCTTCCACTTGGCGAGCTCGTTGTCACCGGGGTTTTCCTCCGGCTTGACGTTTTCATTGTTTTCCTGAATGTCGGCGGTCGTTTCTGCCGCGCCCGTTTCAGGCTGAGACTGCTGAACCGTTTCGGTTTCGGCAGTGTTCTGTTCTTCCTTGGTAGGCATCCGCCCGCCCCTTTCATTCACGCGGCCAAACCGAGGGTCGACCGCAGGTATTGGAGCCACGCCCTCTGATAGGACATGGCTTGTCTTAAATGCACCGAAGGCCGGAAGCTGTACTTTCGACCCTCGAATGGAAAATCGTCTTCCTCGCCCGTATCCAGCACTTTCTGATAATGCTGTTGGAACTCCATAGCCCTCGCGTACATGCGCTGCAACGCGGTGCGCGTCATGTTCAGGTCGGGGATATGCCATTCCGGCGCGGGAGTGCCGTCATCGTATTCACGCCGCCACTGGGACTGCGTGAGAATCGGCCCGATCTCGCTATGCGATTCCATGATGACGCGCACGCTTTTCAGGTCGGCGGCTGACGTGCTGCCAGCTTTCCTGTAGATGGCGTCCAAATCCTCCCGGTTGAGTTTCAGACCGGGGTCATTGTTCGCGGTGATCGGGGCGACGGTGCATTTGCAGTTGTTGTGCATGGGCAGAAGGTCGGCCGTGGAAAACACGTTCGTGGCCGCGACGGCGCACAGGCCGCACGTGCCGGTCTTGGAAAGCTCGGGGTGTATGACCCTACGGTATTTTCTGACGCCGGAACCGTGGAATCGTTGCGTGGCCGCACTGTTCATGGCTATCTGACCATCGGTGTTCGCATTGTCCGTCAACCGTTTCACGGCGGCGTCAAGCCAATCATCGACGGCCTTCTGCACGTAATCGTCCAGATTGTCCCATGCCAGCGGGCGTATCGACGGGTCCCTTACGGCCATGCTCCGATAGGCGTCGGCAGGACGCACGCTCACCGCCCACGGGTCGGTGTTGTCCCTTGTGACGATGTATTCGGGAATCTGACCATCCGAAGGCACGTTCACCATGCCGAGCATCACGTCCGCATAGGAGACGCCCAGATGCCGCATGGCTTTGATGAACGCGATCTGATTCTGTGTTATCCACGCGGACACGCCCTGTGTTATCGCGTCGTTCCACCAGTCGGCGGGGTCGAGCGACTTCCACATGTTCCACGCACGCTGCACGTAGGCGTCGACCAGCGCCTGACGCTGCCGTTCCATGACGGTCAGCGCCTGTGTCATGTCGGCCATCACGTCACCTCATTGGTGGAGTCCAACGTCTCGTCGCCCAGAGTGTCGTTCAGGTCAGGGATGGTCGATGTCGAATCCAACGTGTCCTGCAAGATGGGAGCCGACTGCTGTGAGGTCTTGCCTTCGACCAGAGTGTTCTCCTGACTCAGAGCGGTGGCGAAAGCCGTGTCCTGCAAGTCCTGCATGGCTTCGGCTATATCCATCTCGCTCATGTTCAGGAACCGTCGCATGATGGTCTTGACCGGCAGCAGTCCCTTCACATAGTTGGCGGCTTGCGCCTGCTCCAAATCGGTGGGAGTCTCGACCGGCTGCCACATCGTCTCGAAACGTTCATCGGCGGCGGACTGCTGGCCGCTTGCAACCAACGCCATGCGAAGCAACAGCACGAACGCATCATTGGCACGCTCGTTCATGTCCTGCACCTTGAGCCTCAACATGCGGGTGGTGAGCTTCGCCCCCTCCGCGCTGCCGGAAACGTCAGGGCTGAGAATCGACAACGGGGTGCCGGACGCGCCGGCCAACTGTTTGATGTCCGTGTTCGCGGCGGAGACAATCGGCGTGATGTCCGTCACGGAGCTTTCGCCCATCTTCGCGTCCTTCGGCATCAGCCACAAGGCGGCGGGGCCAAGCTCGAACAAGGACGAGTAGTCGATCTTTTCGCCGGCACGCGCACGGTTGGCCTTCACGGCCGGGTCCTGCTTCGTGTAATACTCGGGAAGGTCGCCGGACACCCAACGCTGTTTGAACGCCTGCATCTCCTGAATGCAGAAACGTTGGAAACGCTGCTGGTCGATGGCGCTCAACGTCGGAAGATGAGGCTCGAACTGGCCTCGACCGGTCGCGGTCTTCAACTGGACGATGGGCAGGCAACCGCAGTCACGGGCGAAATCAAGACCATCGGAACTGGCCGCGCCCACCCATTCGAACAAGGCGGGCAACGACGGTTTCTTCTTGGAATCATCGTTCGCCAGCTCATACACGGCATCCTCATAGTCGGGACTGTCGGTCGGCAGCGTCCGCGACTCCACCTCACGTCTGGCGACACGACCATACACGTCGGTCACATTGCCCTTATCGTCACGGACCAGACGGTACAAGGCGATGTTCTCGGTGCCTTCATCCGCGTCATACGAGTAGACGATGGCCGCGCTCTTATCGTCGGAAACGACGGTATCCCAAGGGCTGAGCCTCGAAATGTAGGCCGGGTTAGGCGTCGACCACGCCTGCGCATAGGCGGCACCGTAAATCGATGCGTCACGCAGCATGTTCAACGATTTCAGGTTCATGCCCGACTTCTGCCACATGTCGTCTGCGGCGGTGGAACGTATCGCCTTGTCCGACACCAGACGGAAGCCGGTGGGCTTCTCCGAGGTGATGACCGCGTTCGCTATCGTGCTCGCCAAGTTCATCGGGCAGATGTCCACGAACCTGCGGTAGATGTCCGAACTGGTCACATCCATGTTGCGGGGGACCGCCTTCGTGGGTACGGTCTCCTTGCCGTCGTAGAACGTTTTCAACCGGCACAGCATGGGGATACGGTTCACCAGCCGGTTCGCCAACCGGGTAAGCACCACGCCGTCGCCTCCCGGTTCGACATCATCGGGAACCAACGACTCCAACTGCACGGCCATATCTCACCGTCCTTCTAATAAGTCACTCGGGTAACGTGGGTGCGCACCCTCGGCGCACGGGAACTGGCCTGTTCCAGATAACGGGTACGCGCCGTATATGCGAGGACGCCTGCGATGCAGGCGTCTATCTTCAACGGACTGTTCGGCGTCTCCTTGTACACGAGGTACTGAGTGGAGCCATCGGCGTTCGTCCTGCGCAGGTTCTTCCTTCGCGCGTTTCTGAAATGCGCGAGAAGCCTCGGGTCGGCCAACAGTGCGACATCACCGATGACGGGATTGTCCTCGTCATCGCACGCCGTCCATTCACGGCAGAACGCGGTATGCATGTCCACATACGCCTGCTTCATGTCCGACTCCCAATTGTTCGTGTGGAACATGATCGGGTCGCCGTTGTTGCGCTGGCCCACAAGGTCGAGATACGAGTAGTCGGTTTCCCAGCCGATAATGAGGTCACGCCAGCCGTGGACATCCGCGAAGAAGCCGACAACGTTGTAGTTGTCCAGCATCCAGCGAACCTTGCGGTCGAACGCCTCCACATCGACCTGCCAGTCAGCGGCCTCGGGGCCTTCGGGCTTCTGTTCCAGTTTGATAAGGAACAACAGGCCGTCCCTGACACGGCAGCCGACCAAGGCGGTCGCATCATCGGAAAGCGAACCGTCGAAGCCAAGCGTTATCTCGTCCTCGTCCGAAATAATGTCCTTCCAAGGCGCTGCCTCGTCCAAGTCGGTGCCCTCGGGAACGCCCGCATACAATGCGATGCCCGCGAGATGGCTTTTCAACAGGGATTCGGACAGCCAAGCGTCGGAAACGCTCGTGAGACTGTTCAGGTAGTAGCGAATCGAATCGCCCACATCGGAAGCCGGGTCGAGGATATCCGCGATAGGGCCGCGAATATCAACCCAGCCGTCCTTCGACGGGCCCGGCTCCACGCCGGGGGAGCGAAGCGAATACCCGTCATCGCTCACACCCTCGTCGTTGACCGGCACGATGCTGCCGTCAGCGAGAATGATATGGTCCTTGCCGTCCCTTGACTTCGCGGCGGAACCATACGCCTCATACAGGCCATGCTTCAGTTTGCCCGCATCACCCAGGTCCTCGATGTTCAAAGGCGAATACCTGTGGTCGAACAGCAGCTTCGGGTCCTTGATGCGACCCTCTCGAATATCCTGAGCGTGCTTGTAGGTCTCCTCGGCGATACTGTTCTCGCCGGGACGGTACATGGTCGTGGTTTCCAACACCCACGGTTCGGCGTCGCCCATACGCTTCGAGAGATTACGTTTCAGCGTATGATACGTGGCCTTCAACCGGGGAACGTTGTACAAGTGGGATTCGTCGGCGATGATGAACGTCTGCTTGCCGCCGTCATGCGTGGAAGAACCGGTGGCACCGGGCTTGATCGAACCACCCTCCGGCAGCAGGATACGGGTTTCACCGACATCAAGACCATAACCGCGCAACTGGCTCAAAGGCCCGTTCTCGCAGTTGTACTTCATCACCTGATAAACGTTATCCGTCTGTTCTTCGGCGGTGGCGATGCACACCACGTTCGGGCCCTGCACGGGACGGCCCATAGGCTCGCCCGGCAGATACTCGTAAGTCTGGCCGAGGAACGTGTAGGTTTCCCCGCCCTTCGCCCAACCGGCGAAACGGCATGGGCCCAAAGCCTCGAACAAACCCAGACGGCCACCCTTGCCGGACTTGTCACAACCCTTGGGGCGACTCAGGAACACATGGTTGAAACGACGCTGCCCATACTTGTCGAGCGCGTAACAGTCCACGTAGAACCGCGCATACTCAGGACTCTCATACACGGGCATGTCATACGCGGGCTCCGAACCTACGACGCAGAACGACTGTATCCACCACAAGGCAAGCCAGCCAAGCGAACGCTCCCTATCCTCGGCGGTCAGATTAGGGATAACGTCATGCATCAGCCCACCGCCCGACGCTGCCTACGTGCTTCCTCCATGCTGATGACGTTCGAGGAACCCGAATACGAGGACGCCTTCAAATCATTCGCCTGAGGCGCGTCGAACTTCAAATCGTTACGCGCCTTCGGAGTGACGCCGATCATGGCCTCACGCTGGCGAATCTCAGCCGCCAGAATCGCACGCCCCTTACGGGAACGTTTGAAATCATCCTTGAGCAGCGCCGTATCCAACACGAAATCCCAGTCAGGGCCGACGCCCATACGCTGAGCCAACGGGCTACGACGCAAATCCTCATACCAGCGGCGAGTGACCGGCAACCATTCATCGCCCGTATCCGGGCGAACATCAGGCAGTTCCGGCCCAACCGGCTCCTCGGGACTGCTCAGCAAAGGCATCGCGGCTATCTTGGACGCCCTACGCCCGTTTCCTGCCATGATTCACGCTCCGTTTCCGCCCATTCCGGGCTGTCCGACGCACGGGCTTTTCGCCCCTGCACCGGTCGTGAACGAGAATGCGGTTCTCCAAAGTCGCTGAATGCGACTTCTCCAAAGGAACCTTCCACTCAAAAGCCGCGCCGTCAGGCCCGGCACTATCTACATCGACCAGTCCGCCGCACTTCTGGCAACGGCCGGCACACTTCTCAATCACCTGCGAACGGGTGAAAGACTCGACAACCATCCGAGGCCGTTCAGCCGGTTCCACCGTCCGCTCATGCAACACGGTTTCAGGACGCGACGGCAGCTCGGGATGCAGTTGACGTTTACGGAAATACCTCAAACGGCACTTGTCCGAACAGAACAAGCGAGAGGAACGCTCAGGGTCGAACCATTTGAAGCACACCGGACACATGCGGGTGCGCAGTCTCCTCAACGGAGTGCCGGAATAGTAGTTCCGGTTGTAATGCTCCCTGCACAACCCTTTGGCGCACACCGGGTTAAGACACCCGAACACAGCGCAACGCTCTATCGAAAAGCCGGCCTCGAATACCATTCGGCCTCCTCGCGGCTCCTACGCTTTTCCACCCGAGCCTCACCACTCTCACGAGCGGTTTTCTGCTTATGGTGATATGGGCACAACGCCCACAGGTTCGACGGGGAATCATCATCAGGCACACCGTTCTTCGCGCGAACCTTATGATCGACCTCATTGGCAGGATAGCCGCAAATATGCTTCGCCCCCGTATGCCAGTCGGTCACAATCCACTGGCATCGATGGTGGTCCCGCTCTAATATCCGCTTGCGGGTCCGCTCCCATCCGGGGTTGAACTGTGCATCACGGTTGGAAGATGACCAAGCCACGATGACTCCTTACACGTAGGGGGGGAGCCGGTGGGAGCGTGGCGAGCGAGCATTCCAACGGGGTTAATCCAAATACAGGGGATGTTGGTCCACGAGCCACCGGCTCCTAGAGGCAATCCCGAGAATCGAACTCGAACCTGCGCTTTACGAGAGCGCCGCTCTTCCAATGAGCTAGAATGCCATGCCTCCCACTAGGGGAGCGCTGTTCAGTTATCGCCGCACGGCATGGCATGAAGCCGCCGCCGACATCCGGCGATGACCCAAGAAGCCGTCACCGCCTGTAATCGCCTCTTCTTGAAGGCGTTGTGGTACCGGAGTGGACTCGAACCACCGACCCTATGACCGTAGCCATACGCTCTAGCCGCTGAGCTACCGGCATCGCATACCCGGTGAGAATCGAACTCACGTCACCGGTTTTGGAGACCGGTACTCTACCATTGAGCTACGGGCATATAGGGATAGTCGAACCCCCACGACAGTCAGGGCCTTGACCAGCCTCACCGACCATCTCGCGGATGATGCAAGATTTGCACTTGCGAACCTTTTACGGTTTACGGCCTAGCAAGCCGCCGCATTCGTCTACTCTGCCAATCATCCACGGCCACGCCCCCGGTCCAAGAAAACAACACCAATACAAAACGGAATCCCAGAGAACTCGACCTTACAAATCCTCGTAAAACTGTTTTGACGGTTCGGTTTTCAAAAAAGGCGTGGCCTAGTCGTGAGAGAGGGAATCGAACCCACAACACACCGGGTTTGAGTCGGCGTCCTCTACCAATTGGGATATCTCACGCAAATACAAGAAAACCCCGCGACTGCGGGGCCTCACCTTGTCAGGAACCCGAGCTTCGCTCCAATCCCCGACAATCCATCTACACGAGATTTTACTCACAACAAGCGTTGCAGCAAGCGTTGCAAGAGTATTCCCACCACCAATGAAACGCTAATTCAAAAAACAGCCCAGCAGATCATTCACGAGCAGAACCATTGTCCGTGCGGCCCTGACGTTCTGCCGGGGTGGGGCTTCTCCACCCCCCTGTGTTTGTGGTTGGTCGGGCGTGTCTGATTGCCGGGTGTGGCCGTGTGGCCGTGCCGTGGCCGTGACGTGGCCGCGTGTGGCCGCGTGTGGCCGTGTGGTGTGGCCGTCGCGTGGCCATGCTGTGAGTCTGGGACGTGGTGCATGAGTGGCCGTGGCCGTCACTCTCTGCCTGACCACATGGTGTGTGGTCAGGCAACCCAACACTATGTGTGGTTTATCGTTTTGTGTCGTGTTGCCGTGGTTTCGACACGCCGAGGGATGCTAGTGTTTCCAATGGTTTTAATCTTTCCGGATTATCCGGCTTGACATTCCCAATTGGGAATACCTATGATGGAGCCAACAAAACAAACGAACACTAAACAGAAACGAGGTAAACGAGATGAAGAAGCTAATCACGGTAGGCAAATGGACACTAAGCCAGACAGAAGATGGTCGCAAGGTGATTACGCACCAAGGCGTCTCGGCGGCCTTTATGGTCAGGCTCAACGGGACTGATTTAACAATCATCCCCCGAAACGTCAAGGCCATTGCCGGTGAATGCATAAGCGAATATCTCAGTGAGACTCAGGAAGTTGCGAACTTTGCACACGCGGTACGCGGATACTTCGCGGCTAGCTGAGAACACAGCGCGGCCATAGTGGCTGAGCTGGGGTGCAAGTCCCCAGTCGCGCACTTAGTTCCCACTGCCTAAACCTCATTGTGAGCAGAGGGTAATCAGGCGAACGTGATGATTGATAATTGAATAGTGTTGCCAAATGCCGGTTGCAGTCTGCATAGTGAGAGTGTGTCAAACAAGACTGCGTAAATGGGTTGCGCCTACCGACGTTTAGCCATGTGGCTAATGAGGATAAGAGAAGCAAGGTGAAGGCCTTGCGAGTAGTGCGCGGACCCCTGAAAGAATGGGGAGCGATGGCATCAGAAACCGCGTCTGCGATAGGTATAATTGGGCCCACTGGACTAGAGATAGCGAGGTGGGCAATGGTTGACAATTGTATTAGGGAGTACCGAGTCAAGCGTGGCTGGACTCAGCAACAGTTAGCCGACAAAGTAGACGGAGTTAATCAGCCGCGTATTGCCGCGTGGGAAACAGGTATTAGAGATTTTGGTGATACCTCTCTCAACGTCGCAATCAAGGTGGCTAACGCGCTCCGCCTATCTAACCCACGTCGCTTACTGGAGGCTCCAAGCGAGTCGAAAGAAAACACTAGCGAAAGCTAGGTGTGTGCCCTAATCAATTCTTCGCCTGACTGTGGGCCTTGTACACAGTCGGCCTAGCTCACTGGGTTTATCCCATAGTCTAGGCACTCATAGCGTGTCCCAAGGTGGACGGGATACGCTGGAACCTGTTATATCGAAAGGTGGTGAGCCGTGCCGGTTGGCGATATCGTCGTTGACCCGCGTATCCAGACTCGACATCCCGACGTGTCCGCTGATTCGGTGCGCGTGGCATGGTCGAACGTCGTGCGGTTTATGGCGCGTGAGGATACCGACCCGTTGCGTTATGTGGCGGTTGGATACGACGAGTACGGGCGTTTGCTGGAAATGGTGGCGGTACTAGATGAGTCGGATCGTTGGCATGTGTTCCATGCCATGCGTGCGACGCCGAAGGTGCTGCGGGAACTGAAACTTTTGTAAAGGAGGAAGTGTCATGTCTTTTGTTGCGAAGGGTGGCCGTGTGGTCACTGATGACATGTTGGACAAGTGGGCCGACGATGCGGATAACGGCGAGTTCGGCGGAAGGCCGGGTGCGGTGTATTCCGGGCCTGTCGTTCCTGTCGCTCAGGCGGATGCTGTCAGTCGGACGTTTTCGTTAAGCGCTGACATGTCGGCCATGTTGGATGCCGTCGCTAGACGTCGTGGCGTGTCCGCTGATGACATCATGCGGCACGCGCTGGTGCGTGAGTTCGCGTCAGTGTGAACTGTTCGGCGTGCTGGTTTTCCGACACGCCGATTTGTTTAAACCAAAATGATACGTTATGCTATCAATTATCAAGCCCAATCGGGCAAGACAAAAGCAAGTTTGAGAACTTAACAGTGTTTCCCTACATGCAAATGATACATTTTGCTGTCATAATTGGTTTACCTACTACTAGAGAAAGCGGGTAAGCCTATGGGACTTAAGGAACTGCGCAAACAAGCCGACTTAACACAAGTTGAGCTAGCCAAGCGCACTGGAATAGCGCGAACAATCATCAGCAGTTATGAGACCGGGCGGCGAGACGTTCGGAACATGACTCTTGAAAACGCTTTGAAGATATCCAGTGCACTCAACTGCCAACCGAGCGACCTGATGCTTTAAAAGAATGCGGCTAAGTAGCGCCAACTACCTAGCCGCGTGCCTTAAGTTGAAAGTTCTCTAACCAATCAATCAAATCGAGGCTGTGCTATCTTAGCACGCCTCACATGGAAGTGAGGAACCATGCGTAAAATTCTGGCGGCTTCAGCCGCGTTAATCACACTTTTCACCCTGTCCGCTTGCGGTAGTGATACCGCGAACATCCCGCAATGTGAGAACGAAGACGGCTCGGGTCAAGCTGGACTCTGCTACTGGGATAGTGCTCGAATGGGCAACGGACGCGGTACCGGCCTGTACATCTACCAAGACGGCGTGCTAATCGGCGAACGCTACTAACTTTCAATCAGATTCATTCAGTCGCGCGGCTGTCTCCGCGCTTCATCAATTCAAGGGAGATTCACAATGTGTGTGGAACTTGTTTTCAGGATTAACGTTGACTGGCATAGGTCACGCATGTGGGGGAGTAACCCGCGTGCCGAAGTCTGGGCCAACCTCGCCGGCATTCGCGGCGACTACACTAACGGTACCGTGTCAGGCTGTGGATACGACAAGGAGAGTGCGGCAGTTGATTTAGCGTTGAAAGATAACCCGCTTATGCAGACACTCATGATGTGGCCGAAACTGAACGTGAACACCGGTTATAGTGGTCAGGTCACGCGCGTAGTCAACAAACTCGATTACGGGTATGAGCTGTGCTTTGGCGGCATGGGCATGAGTGAGTTCCTGGACTTCATGCGCGGCAATGGGTTCGCCGTTGAGGAGATGCACGGCGATATGTTCGACGGGTACACGTTCCGGCGTGACATGCCCGAATCTTTCGTTAAGACAGTTTGACTGCGATAGCGCGGCGCATTAATCCGCGCTTCCCGCCCATTCGGGCAATTTCAATCAATCAAACCTATAGATCCTATATCACACTAATGGAGGTGTGCCATGCCTGAAGAAATACTGAATCCAAGCGACTTCCACGTTGGCTGGTCGGCCCAATCGTTGGCCGGCGACATCTACGTTATCGTCAAAGCCACTGACAAGACGGTGACGTTCGATAAATACGATACCGTCTGGCTTACCGTTCGGCGTGTCCGGCGTAAGCGTTTCGAATGGATTGAAGGAGGCTACTTCAAGGACGGTGCATTCACGTTCTGGCCGAGTAATTTTTTCCCGCCTGAGAACGTCTGCAGCCGCAACGATTTCATCCAATCGCATGAGTTTAAGGCGGTGGCATGATGGCACGCTACTTCTACGCTTTCCGCTGGGCTTATGGTATCGGCGCGACATGGGATGACGGGTCATGGCCGGGTGAGCTCTACGTGTTCGAGTCGAGGGCTGAGCGTGACGCTTGGGTTGCCGACGACGTGTTTGATGGCAATTGGCATTGTGAGGCCATTACGGCGAAAGAGGCGCGTCATATCATGGCCGATACTGTTATCGGTTTTGATAATGATATGGCCGCACGGTACGACGGTAGCCGGTCGGCTGTCGAACGGTACGCGCCTACCGCCGAATTGGTCAGGGCATGGCGGCGTATCGACATGCAACTTAACCCAGTTGCGTATATGGGTGAGTGATCGACCATGATTGACCATTACCGTTGCAAGTCGTTTCCCGTGGCTGTTGCCACTCAATCGCATTATGAGGCCAAAGGTTATCCCGTGGAAGCTAGTCCCGTGGGGTAGGGGCTACATGGTGCGAGTCCATCGTTAATAAATCGTTGTGGGGCATGGCGTTGTGGCCGTGCCCCTCTTGTTTAAGGGAGATTCAAAATGTCCATTACCGTTAAAGATGTTGCCGACATGGTGGAACGTGTTGACGAAAAACTATCGCCATTGACGCGCTATGACGGTTTCCAACCCTATGAGGGCATCTATCGCCTTGGCGACTGGGGATATGTGACGGAAACCGAATATAACAAGGCTTTCGAGCATGAAGATGGTTGGGCGCAAGACGCTTACATTTTGGACGGTAACGGTGTGAGCCATACCCGCATTAGTCAGCTAATTAACGAAGACGATACCGGTAAGGCAATTTCCGATTACATCAATGAGCGTTTCAACAATGACCAAATGGACGACGTTTTCTACACCGAAGCCACCGAAGAGGGTGAATGCTGAGAGTCTTCTAGCCGCCTACTCATTCCAGAAAATCAATCAAAATCGAATCTTTACAAGTGAGGTAAACCAAAATGAAGAAGCTGACCAATGACCCGTCGCGTAACGTGAATGCCGTGAGCGGCATGTGGGTACGCTTGCGTAAGGACAATAGTAAGTATGACGTGCGGTATGTAAACGCCCGGCTGAAGCGTATCTGGCGATTGTCGGAAACGTCCGCTGGCACGTCTTGGAATGTTCAGACCAAGGGTGAGAAGAAATACGCCGAACTGTTGGATGGTATGAAAGCAAGCCAGGCCGACCTTGAACATGGCTGGTTTCTGGTGCCTGACAATGAGCGTAAGGCTTACGGGTTCACGGTTCCCGTGCTGACGGGGATGGACGCTAAAAGCGTTTCCGGTATCACGGTGGCTGATTTTGAGTCCCGTTGGACATGCGAGAACGAACGGTTTACGACTATTGACCATTGGCCTAAGCAGGGTATGGTGCGTCATCTGCCGCCTACCGAGGTTGAGGATGAAAGCAAGTGGGCTGGCGAGGACGAGTTTCTGGACGATGAACCGGCCCCGATCACTCAAGAGATACCCGAAGTGCCGCCCACGGTAAACAACAAGGCAGTCACATACACGACAATGCCTGACCTCATGATGGCCAAAGAATGCCCCGCATTGCAAGGCATGGGCCATATCCGTTACTTCCGTACGTCCAAAGGCCGCAAGGTGGCCTACGTGGCTAGCGCTAACGGCAAGTGTGTTGTCGCCTATCGTGCCCGGTATGAGCGGGGGAGTGACATGGTGCTCGAAACGGCCGTAGCAGAGTACGTCAAGTCGCTCGGTTTCGCGGCCTGACCTGATGGCGTTGGCGCGCCGCCATAATTGCGTGCCGCTTTCAAACCTTTCCGATTCGATTTTAAAGGCTTTATTATGAGTGAGCTTAAAGAAAAGGCCGCGCGACTGTTGTTGAAGTCCGCGCGTGAGATGGCTGACGAGAACGAACGTGACTTATCCGCCGTTTTCGATTACCGGAGTGGCTTCATCGATGACTTGCGTATGCGCGCGGTGAACACCTTGGAAGGCGTCGCGTGTATGCCTTCCACGCCGCCTGACAATGATGAGATGGAACGTTTGATAGCCGATAGTGGTTTCTCGTTGGACTTGCTAGATAAGAGAGCGCGTGAGATCTACGACTGCGGTTATTCCACCACGTATCAGCGTTATCAGACGGCTATCGTCATGCTTATCGATGATTTGCTGGGGGTGGATTGATGGAAGTCAAGATACCTACGAGTAAGATTCGTGAGGTTATGGAGTCGTCGGGGGCCGTGTACACGCCGGATAATATCGCGGCGGTGCGCGCCAACATTCCGCTTCACACGTCTGATCTGATTTTGGCGGCGTTGAACGCCACCGATCTGCCCGACAAGCGGTTTGCTTTGCCGCTGTTCTAAGTTCTTGCCGTCCAGCTTTTTCCTCACTTCCGCTGGGCGGCAACCCATTTTTTGCTACAAGCCAAATCAATATTTCTTTAGGAGATTATTATGAGCGCTTCAATCAAGCTCACCGTTTATGGCAATTCGACGCCGCTGAAAGGCTGGAGGCATGAGGATACCGTGCATACGTGGCTGTATCCGAATGCCACTTCGGATATGGTTGACATGCTGGACGCGCTGGAATCAGGTGTCAGCCATGACGATGGCTACGATGAATGCGACTATTTCTCGTTGGATGATTACGACGAGTTTCGGGATGGTCTCACACCCGAGTGGCGCGAAGTGTTCCCCGCTTTGCCTGACAATTGGGTTGGCAGTGACGCTGAAATCAGAATCTACTGGTGAAAACTCATATCTCATTCCTAACCCAATATGGTATATGATTGATACCATCTGTTAACCATTAAGGAGGTTGTTATGGGTAAGCTGGTAGCCAATGTCGATGATGACGTCAAGGCGCGCGCCGCCGCGCTCTACGATTCCATGGGCATGAGCCTGAGCACCGCCGTCAACATGTTCCTACGCCAGTCTCTGGTGGACAACGGGTTGCCGTTCAAGCCGACGCGACACACGCCGGACGGTTATCCGGTGCCGCCTGTTCACAATGCATACATGTTCGAGCGTTCGGAGAAGGGCCATGTGATACTGCCCGCCGATTGGGATGATTCGGAGGATGATGTCTATGACCAGTACGCCAAGTGAACCGCGCCTGTATGACGTGTGGCTGATGTGGGTCGAGTTTCCCGACCATCCCGGTATCGGGAAGCCGCGTCCGGTGGTTATCACCGAGGTTGACGGCGATCTGGTGTCGGGTATCGTGGCGAAGATAACCGGCAACACTGATTGGGATGAGGCCGGTGACGTGCCGCTGCTCGACTGGAAGGCCGAGGGGCTGTTGAAGCCGTCGCTCGTGCGCTGTTCGCAACGCTTCTACTTCAACAGGAGCGAACTGCTGCAATGGTTCGGACGACTCTCGTTGAGGGACGCGGAGCATGTTAACGACGGGTTGAAAGCCACATTGGACATTCCACCATACAGGCGGAGCGTATAGCCGTTATCGTTTTCATGGCCTCATGGACTTGTTCTATGGGGTCATTCTTATAGAAACCATCATTTAGAACCGCATCATAGGGCTTTCTATGGTGCGGTTTTCACATAAATCAGCATTTAGACGGGACTTTAGAGCTGTCTATTATCCCGTTAATCGTTTTACCGGACAATAACAAGGGAGTTTCCATCATGGATGAAGAAACCGAAGTCTACACGATTTACCAGCGCGTGACGCAGATCGAGAAGCGTCACGTCACCGCGCCGAAAGGCTTGACGTTCAACCAGTTGAGCGACTGGGTTGACGAAAACGGCGTTGGAGACCTGTTGGACATTGACGAACTGGACAACGATATGGTCAGCGCCGATTACGAGGACGGCTCTCATGTCAAGAGAAAGTGGGCGAATTGATTACCGCAATCTACCGTTATGAGCGTTTCGACCCCGCCACCAACACCGAGTTGTGGCGGCGTATACCACGCTGGGAGCTGCGTCTCATATGGCTGAAGGCATGGCTTAAACGCGATAAGGCGGCTCGAATCTCTTACGGGGCTTGGCTGTACGCCAATGCTTCAGGCGGCGGGCAATGGTTGGCCGCTGACATGTTGGACTGGAATCAGGAGGTAATCAATGGACGCTGAACGTATGAGAGCCGCCTTGCATGAGGTGTGGAAATACTATGACGAGGCGGGGGAGAGCGGGGAGAACTATGTGCTTGCCCCCGATAATCTCGCCAAGTTCGCCGCCGACCTATGCAAGGAATACCAAAATCTTGATACACAGAAAGCCATAGGACTTGTGGCCTTCTGAGAATTAGCAACCATACCCAAGGAGCTATTATGACTGACTTTGACACGCTTTTCGACGCAACCAACAATGAGAGCGGAATCATCATATTCCCCAACAATGACGTGATTATCGGCAATTGGACGTATTCGGGGCATGACGTCCCCCGACTCTCCCCGTTCGGTGACACGCTCGTTTCCACCGGCACCATCGATAAGGCTGAGGATAAAGGCTTGGTCAATATCAAGGATTATCTCACCGGATTGGACGGTTTCGACATCGTTTATGACAGGAATGATGATTACCCGCAGATCAAGGCCGATGACATGGCGAGATTGTGGGAGATCGTCAACAATGACGAAACCCTACGGGTGCTTGCCCCAGTCGATTGGAACTAGTGCGTGTCCGGTGCTAATTGATGGGCGGTTACCACGAGTAAAAAAATAAATGTGGGCCCGATTATACAAGAAAACCCGTGGAACACTCGGAATAGAGTCGTTCCACGGGTTTTTATATTGAGACTGTTAGAAGCCGCCACTGCCTCTCAAGGAAGCACACTAGGGCGGCATTCTCATGCTTGACCGACTACTTCAACGGAAAGTCGAATACCAGCTTATATCCGCTTGTAACCGGGCCTTCCACAGGTGTGAATGTGAGACTACCGTTGTCGTTTTCCGCGATCAGGTAATGATTCGTGCATTCCTCGTTCCATTGGACTTCCCATACCGCGTCGGTCGGAACCTTTTGGAGAAAATCATGCAGCTCGTCAATGGAGATTCTAACCGGCATGATTCTGGCGAGCGTGGTCTTATCCACCTTGACTGTGGCGATGGACTCCACGCTGTCATACGTTTTGATAGGCGTATCCTCTCTGGGGGTATCCGGTTCATCAATGATCGTTCCCACTGGTATGAAGTCGGGTGGAACGTCGGATAGGACACCCGTGAAAATATTGCGTGCCAAGTCCATGTAACGCTTCACAGTTCCCCCTTGGCTTTTCTCGTGTAGTATTCCTCAGCAGACAACAGTTCCAGAATCGGAGTCTGCTTATTGACCTCCAACAATTCCTCCCATGTCATCCACGGATGAAGACCCGCCAGGGTCCCGCACCAAAATGTTTGATACGGTGCCTTGTCATCGTGTCCGAACAGCCAATTATCACTGCGGGGAGCATACCGTTTGATGATCCGTCCCCAACCGGTTTGTGACCCAAAGCGGATGCGCGCCCAGTATTCGCCCGGCAGTATCGGTTCCACGATACTCGGACGCGGCTTCTTCTTAGGTGCGGGACGAGTGGCATAGGCGAAATCCTCCTCATAGACAACGAGAAACACCGAAACCGGTTCCTTTTCGACTCCCAGCTTCCATGTGGCTGAGACACCAACTCCGTCTCCCTCGACCTTAATCATGGAATGCCAATCAGTGCGGGACTTGAACCTGTATGTGTTCGTGCTGCCTTTGACGTGAATCAAATCGCCGGGCTTCAGGTCATCCCAGCCGACGCGAATCTTCTTGCTCACCTGTGGTCCTCCTTGCCGATATCGCTGAATCGTGTGTAAAGCCGGTCGTTCACGACATACGTGTTGTAATCATCCTGTTGGATGTACCACCAGCGTTTTTGATGGCCAGCCTTCAAATACTCCTCGCACGTGTGGTCGATAGTGTTGTCGGGGTTGACCTTCTGCCTGAACGACAATTCATCAACCACGTTGCTATCGGCCACGAGACCGGCTATCCGGTCGATACGCTCCGGCGTGAAATCGGGAGTGACCACGTACACGACACGCACCTTCTGACCGTCGAACCATTTGCGGGGCAATGCCAACGCCACGTCATCGGACAAGCTCGTGGGACGCATGTGATACACCACGCGGCTGAACCTGACCTGCTGCATGACTTGAGCCACGTTGCGTCCGCATTGGAAGTAGCTGGTGTGCATCTCGGTTTCCGTAAGACAGTCTCCGGCCCTGCGTATCGCCTCCCGGTAGAAGGCGACACGTTTCGACGCTTCCGGCTCGCGCATGGGGAACAGGGGGTCTCCGCCGCCGCTGAAGCTCAGGAACCTCATGGGGTGGCGTTCGCTTTCACGGCTGATGGTCCGCAGCGTGGCCTGCATGTCTGTCACCGGCACGTTCAATCCGGTTTTCCTTACGATGCAGTAGGGGCATGTCCAATGACAGCCGAAATTCGTGATAACCGAATAATGTCCGTTCATTGTGTTTCTCCGATCAGTTGTTCCATTTCACTCACGTTGTCCTGCTTGCGTTTCAACGCCACGCAACGACGTATCCACTCGTGTTTGCGCTGATAGACGTTGGTTATCCCATCGTTGCCCAACAGTTCGTTGCATGAGCAGGCAAGCTGGGGGATGTCCGACTCCGAGTCCGTTTGCACGACGGGTTTCTCCCCGCAGGCGGGGCATTCGGGAACCGGCTCGTCAACCACTGCCTTCAACCGTCTGCAACCGGTATTCCACTTCTGAACACTCTCGTCTTCAAAAAACGAGGCGAACGAAAGGATGCTTTCGACGTGATCGCACCATTCCAAGAGCTGCCACGAGTCTTTTTCCAGCCAGTAGTCGCGGTAGTTGCGGGTGACGCACACATGCTTCAGTTTGGGTACGAGTCCGCAGATGGGGCATGGTTCCACTACCGGTGGTTCAGGTTCCGGTTTTTCGACCGGTTCCGGCTCCTCCAAGTGCAACAGTCGTTTCAGCCGGTTCACATGCCCCTCGATTCCATCGACTCGTTGAACGCCTTCTGAAACGCTTCAACACCGGCTCCAACGGCCTTTTCGACGGAACCGTCGGGCGGCGGCATCACGGTCGCGTGCGCGCATGGTCGCATGTCGTCACCTATAAACACGCTGCCCGGTTCCAGTTCGCCCACCACCGGGACTTCCACGGTGAACGTGGCTAGTTGAAGCGCCTTGGAATACAAGCCCAATACCACTTCCGTGGTGCCAAGATTGATGCTCATTGAGTAATCTCCCTGTGTCCGAGGAACTTGTTGACGAAGAACGTCTGACCTTTGCCCGTGACTTTCGGTGTCTTGTTGATGGTCGTGTGACCGTCCGAGTGAACCACGGTGGTTTCCTTGATCTCGAACAATCCCAATTCCATAGATTTCTGCGTGGGCATGTTGCGAGAGCTGCCGGTTTTCATCAGCCATCCGTTGTCCCTCAGCCACGCGAACAAGCGCGTGCCGCCAATATCCACGCCATTGCCTTTCAGGACTTTCGCCAAGTCGCCCACGAGGATGCTGGTCTTCGAGGTTTCCACAGCGTCAGCGAACAACGCTTTGGGACGCATCCGTTCGACCTGTGCTTGGGCCTTCTCCTTTTCCGCCCGCTCCTGTTTGATTTGTGTGGCAAGTCGGATAAGGAAGTCGGGTTCGGTGACTGCCTTTTCCAAAGTCGATTCGGTCATGTACGCGCCATGTTTGCGAATCGATGGCAGCACCTCATGCGTCACCCAGCGTTTGAACTCGCGAGCCTCGGGCTTGCGGCTGCGTAACACGAGGGAGTACAAGCCGGACTCGGACACGAAAACGGGTGCCTTGCCGCCGTTCTGGGCAATATCCGTACTACGGATATTGGTGATTTCATCGGCATCGAGGTATTCCCGAATATGGTTGGTGGCCGTACCGAGAATGGCGCATACGTCCGCTCCAAGGAACCACGGGTTGCCGTGTTCATCGGTTAGGACACGCACCTGAATGCCGTTGAAGTCAAATGGTTGAATCTGATTGCTCACTTGTCGTCTCCTTCCTTGGATTGGTTTTGCGAAACCTGCATGATCTCCCACACGTCCGCGTCCTCCGACAGGCCGGACGCGAGACGGTAGAAGTCACTGAACCGGTAAAGCGGATTGCTGTACGCATCCTCGCCCTGCTGGGGCAACTGGCCTCGATGTATCCAACTACGCAAAGTGCTGCGGTTCACGCGCATTCCGCACGCCTTGATGATGTCCAACAGTTCGCCACGGGTTCTCACCGCCTCCGATTGGAGGAGACGTTTCACCCGTTCCGCCCTGATAAGGGCTACCGGCATACTGAAACCGCATTTCGGGCATTTCGCCGTCTCCGCGTCCGCGTAGCAGGAGAGCTGGCCCAAGCACTTGTCGGCGGGGCATGGCCCGTACAATACGGTTTCCCCGTCATCGTCCGTGAGGAAACGACGCAGCTTGCGTGTCAGACTGTGAACCAGTTCCGCGTACACGGGGGTGCTGGAATGCTCCACGAGTTTCGGATGATCGGCGATACGGCGAACCATGTCCGACAGTGGCGTGGACTCGGGCAGATTGATTTTCAGACTGCGCACCCACTCGTACAACGTGCCCTGCAAACCCGGATAACCGTGGTCATCGTCCGCGTACAGCAGATCATGCAGGGCCTCGCGTAACGGTGCGGGCGCGGTGCCGGATTGACCGCCGCCACCGTTCTTGTGCCCGTAGGCGCGGTTGATGCGATACTCGCACAGGTCGGGCAGACTGCGGTCCAACCATCGCAGGTCGCCGGTCAACTGGCTGGCGTGCTTGTCGCACAGGAGATTCAGATTCGGTTCGACGCCATGTCCGATAAGCGGCGACGGCGCGTCGGTGACGATATCCCGCCAGCAACCGTGGTAGCGGCAGAGCCTCGTGTTTTCAGTGGAAAAAGACAATAGTGACCTTGACCTTCGGTTTTTTGAAGGTCTCGGACGTGTCAGCAACTCTCAATTATGCCATCAAACCGGTCATTGTTCAGCCGGACGGCGTGTCGCCAGAACCTCGTCCAACGCCACGCCCAAACCCGGATTGAAATCACTGGACTCACGCCGGCGCTTGGGTTTCGCGGGCGGCAAGCGCAGCGGGTCACGCGCGGCCAACGCCACCTGTCGAGACTCGTCCGAGGAACGGCCCATCATGCGCTGCCGGCGATACAACCACGCCTGATCTTCCACCAGTCCCAGACGTTCGCACTCCCGGCCTATCTGCGCTTCGGACGGTTTCGCACCGTTGCGCAGCTTGCGGACGATGCCGTTGATGTCGCCGGAACCACACCAGCGACCCGTGCTGTTGGCCGCGTAGAAGCGTCGAACGGCCTCACGCGCCTCTACCGCCGTGATATCCGAACGCAGTTCCGAATGAAACGCGTCAAGCTGAACATCATCCCACTGAGCGTTGCCGTGATGCGCGTTAATCAGCGACAACAACGCCGCCGCCTCACCCTTGCTGAGCATTGAGACCTCCCTGCGAGTATCGGGCACGCTCCTCCTCGGTCATGTACTGCCAGGTTTTCGCCATGTTCGCTTCGAGATTCTGCTGGCTGCGTGGCTTGACCGGCTGGACTTGCCGGGCCCTTGGGGTCTCCGGTTTGGGTTTCTCCCAGTTGCGTGCGTACAGTTCCCCGCCGATGAACCGGCTGAACGTCTTCACGAACCGTTCCTCGGTGGCCCCGACATACGCTCGGGTTTTGGCTTCAAGAAACTCGCACGGGTCAGCCTCGCCGGCGGCTTTCACGATCTTGGGCCATTCGATTTCCAACTGCATTCGAGCCTGAGAGGTCTTCCCGTCGAACCTGTTCGTCGGGTAAATACGCTCAAGTCCGTCGAGCAGTCCATCGAAGTCAGGCTTTGAGGGGGTAGGGGGAGTTGAATTATCTTTAGATAATTCATTCTGGTGTTCTGGTGTTCTGGTGTTCTGGTGTTTGTCCCGATTCAGATGACTTTCAGACGGCTGAATCGCATCTGAATCGGAGGTTTTCACCTCGTTCTTATTTTTTTGGTAATTTTCAGCATTGCTTTCGCGCTTCTTTTGCACCTGTTCGCGACTACGATTATGCATAAGATAATCGTGAATGTAGTACCCGTTGTTCCCGTCCGGTTCGATCATGCCGACATTGCATAGTGCTTCAAGTTCTGAATCGGTGATATCCAGCACGTAAAGCGCATCATCTTCACTGATATGACCGTCTGAAAGATTATCTCCGCAGAAGGTAAGCATCATCGTGAACGCGCCTATCGCGCTCGGGCATGTGTGCCTGAGTTTTCGCACCTTGCGATTCATGTAGAAGCCGTTGACAAGCTGGATGTATCCTTTGCGGGCCATCGTTATACCACTTTCCTGAAATCTAAACTCACCAGACTCATTCCGTCTCCTCAATCATGGTTTCGAGGGCAGCGACCGCGTTCTCACTGCGGTTCTCGGCTACTGCCTTCCAGAATTTCGTATGATCCAGGTCATTTCCTGTCCCTTTCCCAAATATTCTCAACCATTCCGCACCACTTATCCCACGCTTCCTCCCTCGTGTCGGCATAGGGGCCGTCCAAGTGGACAGCACAGTAATACATGTAGCGGCCTTCCCATTCGAATATGAACGGGGTAGTTCCGCAGAAGGGGCAACGGTGCCGTATCCTTGTTAATGGATTGAACATGATTGTCTCCTTAGATCCTGTATGAAGTTGTGGCGGCTTCGCCAGTCCGAGGGCGTGCCGCTCGTCGCCGTGAGCAGCACGCCGTCATCGAATATCTTCCAGTGGCCGCTGCCGGCGCGTACCACCGTGTAGCCGTGCGAGGCTATCCAATGCATGAGTTTGCGGTCATCTCCACGCGCGGTCATGCTTTGAGCCTCATCTTCAACGCGAGACCATTCTCATGCACGCCACCGTTGTCGAAGCCCATGAAACCGTTGAACAGTTCGTATTCGAGCAGGGCGGTGTCCACGCGGAACTCGTCATACCGATGATTTTTGATGCGGTCCATGACAAGCCTCATCGATGCGGCCGTATCCCTGCGGTCGGCCTGTATCGGAATGAGATACGGCCAAAGATTCCATTCGCCCGGATGATCGTTCAGCCAATAGGCGAAATCAACGAGTTTCCTATCTTCCATCATGTTCTCCTTGCCTTTTCGATGAATTCGCGCAGATACGGGTCATCGATGTCGATGGGGTGGCCGGCGAAAACCATGCCGCCCTCTTGGATGGGCAATGGGGGAGTGCGTTTGGTTTTATGCTCCCTTGCCTATTTCGCGCTTCCGGCTCTATGCTTCGCCAACCGTATGGGGTCGGCCTTGATATGGCAGTTGTGGCAACGTGGCCCCGCATACATCCGGTTGTGTGGCCAGATACGCCCGCAGTCGATGCACTTGGTGGGTGTCGTGTTGCGACTGTTTCCCATCAGGAGCGTTCCTTGACAACATAGTCCGGGTGTTCACGGCAGTAGTCGTGTATCCGTTCCAACCATGCGATGGCGCTGTCCACGCTGCCCCAATAGTTCGGCGGATTGTATTTGCCGCGCAAAACATACAATGGTTCCAAGTAGATGTCTTTCAACGCCTTGTCGATACGGGCTGCGGCCTCCCCGGCTGTCAACCCGTCTAGGTCATGTATAGGATTGACCTTGTAATCGGTGAAAAACGCGGATAGATTATATGTGTAGTTGAAATAATGGCCATGAGCGGTCCGCACATGCTCGCCGTCCCGTTCGCATACGTCAAACCATTCCGGTTCCGGCACATCCTTGTCCACTATGAACAGGTCGTAGCTCATTCTTCGTCTCCTTCGATGATTCCATGTCCTGCTATCAATGCGAGGGTCTTCAAGTCGGTAAGCACGGGCTGGTTGTCCATGCTTGACAGCGAGTCCAAGCCGAGACCCTTCTGCTTGAACACGACGAACCAGTAAGGTGCGTCCGCGTTACCCGCCTCGGTGCGACCCTCCTGCATCCACTCCTTGAGTCTCCCAGCGTAGGTGCTGTAGTTTTTACACTCCAATACGACCGGCCGGCCGTGGATACGCAGACCGGTGATATCGCCCTGGTCTTTCGTCCCATGCAACACTTCACGGTGTATCGTCTGCTCGCTGTCACCCAACCGGGCGCGCAAATAGTTGACCACCTTGGATTCAAGCAGTGTGCCTTTGGCTTTCTGTCGGCTCATTCGTCCATCCACCATTCAGTCGGGTCATCATGAAACTGGCAGTCCACGCAGTCCCCGAATACGTTCAAGATTCCTCCGCAGTACGGGCAATGCTCATACTGGACGGGCAGATAACTCGGTCTCATAATCAGAACTCCGGGTTGTCTCGTAGTCGTTTTTGCACGTCCCCGCGCATCTGCTCGATCACATCGACCCGAAATCCGGTAGCCAAGCGAATCTCCTCTGCCGGACGGTTCGAGTCTTCAATGAGCAGTTGCCATGCTTTACTTTTCGCTTTGCTCAACATGAGCCCCCTTCTCCAAATTAGAGCTGATACGCACCCGATAGTCGGTGATGCTCCAAGTCAGATGGTTCAACTGCCAGACGGTGAGTCCAAGAAAAACCAGCAGACAAAACGCTTGAACAATGGCCATCATCGTATTCTTTGACGTGATGCCCACCGCGAGGGAGAACGAGAAAAACACGTCCCACCCCAAATACCAGTACACGGACCATAATCCGGGTTTGCTGCCGTCACGTCGTTCGTAAACCGTGACCATATCCTTGTCACTCATTTCGATTCCTTCTTCTGCTCCTGTTCACGCCACCCCATACGCCTTGCAATGGGTAGCCGCTGATTCTGTCGTGTTGCGCCGCGTACCGTGCGCATTCGCATATCGCCGGACATTGGGCGCAGGCCTTGAGCGCCAATCGTTCCTCGCTGGACGTGGTTGGGAAGAACAGGTCAGGGTCCATGTCACGGCACGCGGCCTTGTCACGCCAGCCGCTCAATTCAATTCCTTCTTCGCGTTTTGAGACTGCTTACGCTCATGATTCCTCCTTGAGCGTGGTGACATATGCGATGGCCTTGCGTTCACGATTCGCATACTTCTCGCATTTGCGTTTGAGACGTTTGAGGCTCATGGCGTACAGGAAGTCTCTGAAGTTGCCGTCTTCGCAGATTTTGGCTCGATAACGGCCGCAGGTGCCTTCCGCGCCGATATGCGCAACCAAATGGTCTGTAAGCTGAATCTCGTTCATGCGTTCTCCTTTCGATATGGGTTTGGCGTGTATTCGGGCGATTCCTCGCCGGGCATGGGATTCATGTTCTTGACGGCTTGGATATACCCTTCTTCCCATGCTTTTTCGGCTATCTGCCGGTCATGCTCCTTGAGCCATGCTTGATAGGCGGCTCGGCCTTCCTCGATGGTTGACTGGCCTGTACCGAAGCAACTCAATTCGACGGCGGATTGGACCAAATCGTCATACACTCGTGGTTTCATTCCTCCACCTCGGTTTCCTCGCCGTACTCGCCGTAGAGTTGGTCTGCCGCATCCTTGGTCGTGTAGAGGCATTTCGCGGGAGCGTGTTCGTAGTCGTAGATGGCGGCTGCGATGACCTTTCGAAACTCCTCACGGGTGAATGTCCTCGCCTTATAGCTCATCGTCCGTGCTCCTTTCGGTCTTGGAGTCCCAGAGTCGTTCTCAACTGTTGCAGGCAGCTGATGGCGTACAGGGTCTCGCGGTCCACCGTGCCGGTGGGCACCACGCTCGAAAGCGCCTCGTCCAGTTCCTTCAGTCTGGTCTCAAGATCCTCGGTGCGGGTCCACCGGCTGATCTGGTAGCCGTGGCGGCTGAGGATGTCGCACACCCGTTCGAACGCCTTGGACTGTGCCTGTATACGTCGTGCCTCGGTGGGTTCCTGCAACTGTTCGAGCTGTTGGAGCCGCAACGCCATCTTCGTCCCGAGCGCACGGCCTATGCCTTTCATCGCCTCTCGCTGTGCGACATACTCGGCGGCGGTCTCGTAATGCCCGTACCGGTCCGGCCGTTCGCTGGCGGCGAGCTTTTTCAGCAGCCGGTGTTCGACCTGCCGGGTGTCACCATGACTTGGGTTGGGTTTGCGCCGGTATCTCAACGTGCGTTTGGACGGGTCGTAGTACATGAGGCCAACCGGCTCGGGCACCTCGCTGCGGTCGATCATGCGGGCGGGGCAGACGAGGGTGAGATCGTCCACGTAATTCTTGTAGCACAGGTATTTCGCGTCACGGAGGAAATCGCCGCGACTCACCTTGACCTCGAATCCGCTGATCCATGTGTCCCCGCGCCAGTTGTGTGTTTTAGCAAGTTGGCGTCCGCTTTGTGAGCGGTGTTTTTCCGCAGTGTAGGCAGCGGGTTTTCCGCAGGGTGTGCGGTATCGGCCGCTGC